AATATCGGACATAGGCTTCAAGCCTATGTCCGGTTTTTGCTGTTTAATACTCAGCATCAGAAGATCCATTATCTTGATCTACTGCTAATTTAGCAGCCTGTAAACGTGTTTTATCTTTAACTGCTGTAATCATATCCATATCTAAATACCCTTCAAGCAATCTAGCTTTAAGGTTATTTTCAAATAATGTACGAGTTGTATCATCTAAGTCGGCACCAAATGCTGCAGCACTAGATGTAGCAATATCGTTAGCATTAACTATGAACTGATTTGTATTTGTAAGATTCAAGAACATCGGAACCGGTAAGTTTACTTTAATAGTAGCCGTTGGGCTATCAAATTCACCACGGTATAATAATGTCATAATCTTAGATAGGAATCTATTTGCAATAGTTTGTCTATTATAGATCTTCTTCAAGAATCTACTATTAGACATGGTAGCTTGGATTGCATAATCCATAGATTGTCTTGCTTGAACTATTTCGAAAGGTACATCTGTAGCATCAACTGCCATAGTTTGTAGTCTATCCATTAGTTCAGTTTGTGGATCAATATTTTGACCTTGCATAACTTCAAATTGCACTGGAGCATTACCAGAGTTATCTGTAGGAATTACAAAGTCATTAAATCTACCAAGAATATTCAATACATTTTTCATAGATTCTAATTGACGGATATTGAAGTTTTGACGTTTCAATTGGTCAATTGTATTTAAAAGAATCTTAGAGATATTTGTATCAATACCAGATTGTTTTACATAATAAACACGACGGTCTTGAGAACGAGTCATGGCGCCAATCGTATTAGTAATATAAAGACCTACATATAGTTTCGCAGGAATCAAAGATTTATATAAATCAGAGATACCACGATATGTATCTGGATCTAATTTAAAATAGCAATGAACTACATCATCTGGAGGTAAGAAAGTTACAGTGTATTTATTCTTACCAACTTGTAGATCATGTTTAAGAATAGCATAAATTTCTTTAGAAAGATTTTTATTAAGCTTGATAAATTTAGTATCAATAGCTGTAGATAATTTATGAGCAACTGTTTTAACTACCGCATCAGATAATACCGCAGAATTCTTAGTTGCCATTAAATCAGTACTTTTATTAATACCTAGTGCATTCACTGGTGTAGTTGTATCACTTACAGGGAAGTCATCTTCTAAACCAAATACACTATCATTTTCAAGATATGCATATCCTAATACTAAGTCTTCAATCTTGATAGGAATGATTTTATATCTATTCAATTCTTTAAATAGACAGCCATTTAATCCCCAGTTTTCCTTAGTATTAATATCATGACCACCAATAGTAGTCAAACCATTAGATGCAGTATCATCCATGAATCCACTTGCATCTAGTTTATCATCAGCAACTAATGAAACTGTACTTGTAGTAGCTTCATTAAAGTTCATAGAACTTTCTTTGATTGATTGTAATCTTGAAATTGCATTATGGCGTTCCATAATAGGACCATATAATGCATTACTTGTATTGAATGTGAAATCTATAGATACTTTTTCTTTATCTTTAGAATCAATACTAGTATTAGAATAAGTAGAACCATTTTCATTGAAAGCTGGACTACTGCTAATAACTCCAGATTCATTCAATACTAGAGATTCTCGTAAAGAACTCATCTGATTATTAGGATTATTAAGAATCTTCTTAATAGCTCTTTCATATGGTACGATATAAATGAATCGTTCACCATACTTAGAAGTATTATAGATGATATCTTGGAATTTGGCTAATAAATCATACTTATCTTTCAATACTTTGATATTTTCATAGAAAGCATCTTTATTAGTTTCAACTGTTACGTTCTCATCAGAGATATAAATATAATCTTTAGAGAAGTGATCAGAAGATATTACATTATCGCATAGAGTGCCAATAGCATATTCAAGCATTGGCATATATTTACAAACCATATCGATTTCGGCATCAAATAGGCGTAAACTTCTATTGTTGAAGAAAGAGTTATATATACCACCATCTACCGATAGAGTGTTAAACATTTCTTCAAAACCATCAGCTACTTTAGGATCATTTTGGTATTCTAATGATTTAGCATACAGTGTACTAAGAGAACTTAGACCTGTAGAATAGTTAATATCATTAACAATCCTACCCATGGAGTTGTTGATTTTATTTGAAATATTTTCTAATTCACTATCTGCATCTGGAGGAGTAAAAAACGTACGTTTATAAAAGTTAGAAAGATTTTTTATTAAGGAATTACCAGCGTTAGTGGTATTCTTATCTTTTTTATCTTCAGCCATTATCGTTCCTCCTTTGAATTATTTAAATGTTTTTATGATACCTAATAAACAGAAATGGCTATAGAGTCTGACTCTATAGCCGATTTTTACTGTTTACAGATACATAAATGATTGTTGGATGATAATATTTTTAGGTTTATATATATTCATCCTAATAACTTTAGTTACACCATCTGTATAAAGATTTACATTTACTTTATCAGACTTAGTTGTAGGTAACGCTGTCTTAGGAATCCAGAATCCTACATTATTTATATATAAACACATAGCTCCTAATGATGCTGGAGCTGACTGAAGAGTTTGATAATCAGGATGCTCATTATAGTTTTCTACATTTCCAATCAAATTAGAATCTGTTTCTAATGAAAGAAATCTACTATTAGCATTTCTAATATAATCTACATCCATAGATTCACATGTAATAGATGCAGAAGAATTTAGTTTTGCTAAATTCTTCATTTCTAATACATTAAACATGATTCCATTACAATATTCCGGTAATTCCACTTGCAATCCGATAATACGTTGAATATATGAATTATCAGGGCCTATACCTAGAATTGAATATGGTTGAGTTGCATCATAAATAATTCTATCACATTTAAGAACTTTACTTATTGATAATAAACTATTAATATCATCAATAGATAAATTAAAGTATCTAATCATTTTTACCCCCAGGGATATTACGTTCACCGTACATTGCAGGAATACATCCGAATCCATTATCTGTAATTGCAGGAATCAATTCATTATATTCTACAACTTCAGGTTCACTTAAGATACCATTTTTATATACTTTGAAATCTAATCTAGGTTTAATTCTACCAGAAGAATAGATTGCTTTAACTTCTTTTACAAGATCACTGAATTCTGGTAATCCAAACCATCTACTACCAATAGTTAGATAATCTTGAGTTACCATATCTTCTACAAATGCAGAACTTGCATCTTTATCATCCCCAAATTCAATCTTACCGATTTCAGATGGAGAACTTAAGTTAAATTCACGGTTAATACTTGGATATAGAGAGCTAAAGTCAAAGTCTACTAAGTTATCACATAAGAAAACCGGTACACCATTGATCTTTAATTTAGCAGAATCATTAACCAAGTTAGGATCCGCAACAAAAGCACCGTCAAACTTTTCAGTTGGCTTTTCTTTTGTTTTATTAATATTATTACCAACAACTAATCCTAAGTTATAATAGAAATCTTGTTGTTTATTTCTTAGATATATTGTTTGTCTATGAACTTTAGAAAATCTTGTATTATTTAAAACACTAGAGTTATAAATATAACCAATATCATCAGTAGATTCTTCAATACATACTTGGACAAGAACGTCGACTATATTGTAGAATATAAATGTCTTGAAATCTAAGAATGGTAATTTAGCTAAATCTGTAGTAATATGATGATAATCTAATTTCTTCACACCACAAATTTGAGCTCCAATATCATTCAATTTAAATGATGCAAATGCAGATTGACCTTTACGGCGAGATGCAAATTGAATCATTTGATCTAAATATACTGTATAAGAACTAATATATGCATAGTCTCCACGTTCAGCATAGTTATTTTCCATTCTAGTATCAATGAAATATTCAGCTTTAGGATTCATCTTAAAGTCTGGATGACACATGATACTTTCAGGAGTATATCCTAACTTCTTGATACGTTCAATAATATATGGAATATCGAAGGCCATGTTCCATGCCATCAAGAAGTCTGGTTGTTCTGTGTTAATTTGTTTGAATAAAGAAGCAATCAAATGTGTTTCTTCATCAAAGAATTTTATATTAAATTTTATACCATAAATATTGAATTTACGTTGACGATCTTCTCCACCAATTGCAAACTCAATAAGTTCTCTTAATTCATACTCTATTTGACCAGTAGCTACATTATTTTCAAATTCTTGAACTAATGGATTTCTAGGATCTCTTAGAACGTAAGTATTAATTGCTCCATTGGAAATATATGTAACTGCATTAATTGGAGCTTCACCTGGTTCTGGGAAATCTCCAACTATATTGGAGATATCAACTTCGATATCCAGATATGCTTTACTTGTAGAATGAATATCATTCTTAAAGATTCTATTAAACCAGAATCTATAATGGTCTTCAATATTTTGGTCAGAGAAGAATACTTGATTCAAAGTATGTAACTTTGCATTCTCTCTATATTGACCACCACTAATATTATTTGTATAGAATCTAAGATTATTAGTCTTTTCAGCTATACATTTTTCTAATTGTCTATTTGTACATTGCACAGGTTCAACTTCTTCAATAGGAAGATAGTCATGATGATAAGAAAGATTCTGATCTTTAGCTAAATACCAAATATATTCAGGATCTTCTATTTCACATAAGTATTTTTTTCCAGTATTATTATCTTTTGCTACCATACTAATACTAGGAGTAGACCAACGTCCATTATCCTGTTTAGCACCTTTAGCAAAGAAAGTTTGTAATATAGTTAAGTCATAATCTTGTGGAAACTGATTAAAAATATTAAGAGTATTCATTATATTTCTCCTTATAACATTCCCAGTTATACCTAATATAATGTAATTAGGCTAGTATTTATCTAATTTATGCCTATTTTGAGCCATATAGGTTATAATACCTAGAACTATCTAATAATGATTATCTAGGAGGTCTATTATGCAATATACTGAAGCTATTGTCTCTGGTAATGCAGTTTTAGAAGAACCAAAAGTTGATCTAAGTATGAAATCAGTCTTTGGTAAACTAAAATCTGGCAAAACAGAGTCTATCGTAAAACCTATGCCGGTAGAGGATACTTTAATTAAACCACGTAGACGTGGCCGTCCACCTAAAAAAAATAGAGATATAGATTCTCCTGAAGGAGAAGCTTCTGAATTGGTAACAAATGTACCATATGCAGAATCCTATGAAGAAACTAATGGTATGCTTAAAGGTATGATCATGCAAATCGAAGGTTTGCAAGGTGAACTTAAGCAAGAATTTAATGATATTCGTCTTTCTAAGATGAGAGGTAAATATCAATATCTTACAGATATCTCTACTACAATTTCTTCTTTATCTAGTACTAAATTATCTGCCATTAAAGAACTTAACTCTGTTATTTCTAAATGTCATGATATGGAACTTAAACGTACTAAAGAACTTAAGATTGATGCTACAGGTAATGATGATGCAGCCGTTATGAGCTTGTATGAAAATATTATCAATACGCCTCGTCAACAACTTGAAGCCGGATTTATGCCACCAAGATTGGAAACAGGAGATATTCCATTGATGGTTCAGCCTCAAGGCGGTATGGATATATTCCAACCAGCTGTAACTAGTGAACAATTCACACCTGAACAAAATCGTATGATTGCTGAATCCAATCCTGATATTAAGACTGTAGTTGTCTATGATACTAAGACAGAATATCGTGAATTCGTAGCTATGAATGTTAAGACTGGTCAAGTAGTACAAAATATTAGCCTACCAGATCCATTCTTATTGGAAGATATGAATCTAAACTTCCAAACTGGGGTTGCTCGTAATTCTAATCTTAATATGAACTTCCCATTAGCTGTAAGAGAAAATGGAATAATTTCTCTAGTTGAATCTAAATATTAAAAAAAAATAAAGAAGTAGTCCCAGAAGAGTTTCAAACTCTTCTGGGATATTTTTCTTAATATAGTTCATTAATGAAATCTAATACTTCTTGATGGTTACCAGCTTCAACTACTTTAATACGTTCTCCAGGATTGTCTTTATCATTTAAAGATTTAATTTGAATAATGATATTAGTATAGTTTGCAGTAATTACAATTGTCTTATCTGGAAGTTCAATTCTAATTACCGTACGTTCAGCTAAACCATCTTTGACGTATATTCTAGCACATGAATCATAATATGTGAAGATAATCTTATAAACAAATTTCATAAAATTATCATTCTTATCCATATATAGATCCATAGCATAGATTACATCTATTTCTGATTTAATATTATGGAATACAATATTTGAATCCATATAGAATGCCAAAGGATTATTATTTTCATCTACTGCAAAATTAACAATACCTTTAAGTGAATTCATATAGGTTAATATATTGCAATCTTTATAATGACCAGTTGTCTGTAAAGCATAGCCATAAGAATTCAATAAATTATTTACATCAATTTTAGTAAGCATAAAATTACCCCACAATCAATAGTATTTCGTATTAATATGTGGACTTATTGGTTAAATCCTATGGACTCTAAATATGAAATCATTTCATCTTTAGTTAAATCTTTAACCCAAGTAGATAGATGATTAAAATCAAATAAACCATTATCTGTATGATATACATTACATACAGTTCCATCTGGCTTATAGAATAGTAGACTACCAAACATGGATTTTATAACACTGTCGTATATTACAGTAGCCTTAAGATTACATTTTTCTACTATCTCTAGTAGCTCAGAATCATAGAATCCAGATTGGATAACAAATGCTTTTTGTATACCAATTCCAAATAGCATCTTATTTTTCTTAGTCTTAATATATGATGGAATCCCTAAGTTTTTCCATTCTATTAAGACATGATGATTTTGGACTGTAACTTTAATATTTCTATCTATAATGATGAATGGTAATCCATTCTCAGGATCATGTCTATCTATTTCATATCTAGATTTAAATATATTTATTATATCTTCTAGTACCATAATAACCTCCAAAGATAAAAAATAAGAAATATGGAGAAGGGATTAAATCCCTTCTCCAATAAATCTTATTAATGTATTCCACTTTTGATTATATTGATATATTCATTCAATATATCTTTTCCGTTATCAGATAATGAATTTAAAGTATCTGGAGTCATATAATTATTTAAGATCAATAGCATGAATTGTTCAGATTTCGGTGTTATCGTTAATATAATAATAGATATTACAAATACTATCACTATACCCAATCTAATCTTTTTACCATGATCGTAATTATATTTCGTAATAGGATCAATATCTGGGTAGCCAGATTTTTTCTCATAATCCATATAAACTATCATGTGGAATAGGAATAACAACATACTTAAAAATCATAAGTAACCAGGCTAGCCCAATTACTTTATCTGTTATGATATATAAGTATAATACATCATTAGGGATAATAGGATTCATACTTATCACCCTAATTATTTAGTAACAACTGTACCGTATTGGTCGCGATTGGATTCGGTATTTACACGTACACGTTCAACTTTATGTAAATCAGTATCTTCACCGCTGATACGATCTACATGGAAACGCATACCTGCTTTGATTTGATCCAATTCAGGTTTGAATTCACGAATAGCATCAGCCATTTCTTGATTAATAGCTGCACCATTTTGAACTGCACGGTCTAACATAGCTGCAAATTCATAGCGTGTCATTAAACGATCACCCTTGAATTGACCATCTTCGTAACCATCAATATAACCACGTTGTGCTAAATCATTAACTAAAGTATAAGCCCAATGATTTTCTGGAACGTCTGGGAACACAGTATCTTTCACTTTATCGTTGTTCCCTAGAAGCATATTCACTAGCATTTCGATCTTCTTATTTTGAGCTTCAATAGTTGCTTTCATGTCTTGCATTTCGCGAGCCATTGCTACACGACTATTAGAAACCAATTTATCAGAATGACCAAATTTAATGGATACACCAGCGTTTACCATATTTTCAGAACCGATTGTAGCACCAACGGAGAACATGGTATTTTCATTAGGACGATAGAATGCGCCAAGAGCTGCTGCATTTTCACCTTTGTAGTTACCATAACCAGCTGCTACAGTCCATTTATCATCTGGATTGAAGTCTTGTGGATGTAATGCTGCTAAAGCTGCTGCACTTGCGCCAACTTTATTAACGCGTTCATCTAATTTAGATACACGGTTAGTCAAACCATCATAACGGCTGTTAATATTATTAACTACAGTATTAAGTTGACCACCATTAACTGCATCTTTAGAATCAGCTGCAATTGTGCCATCAGCTACATTAGTGATTTTATTACCACCATTGTTTAGACCTTTGTCATCTAAGGAAACATTACCAAATTTAACTTTATCTACAGATACTTTGTAAACAGTACCACCAGCTGCATTTGTGCTTGTAGTTACAGTTACATTATTACCTGCAGAAACGCTAGTATGTTTCTTAGCTTCAGCTAATGCTTCAGTAGCCAAAGATTTATTAGATTCAATTCTACGTTCATGACTTTCAATTTGAGCATTTTGATTATCAATACGACCATCTAAATAGTCGATACGTTTATCTTGACTATTGATACGAGCCTCTTGATTGTTCATGCGTTTTTCGTGATTTTTTAATTGAGCATCATGATTTTGAATTTGTGCTTCATGGCGTTTTAAATCAGCATCTTGTCGAATATTTTCATTAGTCAAACGAGAAATTTCTTTATCATGTTTTTCTAAAATTTGAGTATGACCATTTAAAATATCTTCATGTTTAGTTAGCATATCAGTATGATCTTTTAGCTTACGTTCGTGATCATTAACTTTAGTATTAACTTTATCAATAGCCGCATCGATAGTAGATTCACCAGTACCACCAATATTGTTAGTAGTGATATTGCCATTTTGATCTACTGTTGCATTACCACCAATTACATTCTTAGTGCTATTAGCTACATTAGATACATTTTGAGCCACAGCATATAATTGGCTACCATTAACTGCATCAGTGGAATCTGCAGATACTTTGCCAGCTGCTACATTGATCAATTGACGTTCGCCGCCAACAGAACCAATGCTCATTACGCCATTAGATACAGAACCTTTACCTGCGAAGTTGCCATACTTTAAACCATTGATTTCGGCTTCTTCTTCAGATGTAGCTGCACGATCAGTGGATTTATTACCAACTACAACACTATTGGCTTGAGTTGTAGCGATTTCATTTCCTAATACATGTGTATTGGCTTGGGCCACTGTATTACCTACACCAAACGCACTAGATTTAATACCAGTAACTACATTGCCGGCACCAACTGCAACTGCATTAACTGCACCCGCATTGGAGTTATTACCAATAGCTACTGCACTTTCTTCTGCACGTGCATTATAACCAACTGCTACAGAACGATTACCTTTTGCTTGAGCATCATTACCATATGCAGTAGAGAAGTTACCATTAGCTAATGCATTAAATCCTGTAGCGGTGCTAGATACACCTTTAGCTTTAGCACTATTACCTACTGCTGTAGAGAAGTCAGCAGATGCATTAGCAGAAGAGCCAAATGCATTGGAGTTACGGCCAGCAGATTCAGATCCATGACCAATTGCTGTAGCATTTTCACCACTTGCTACTGCATTTTGACCAATAGCATTAGTGTTATTATTGCTTGCTACAGAATCACGACCAAGCGCTAAGGAATCTTTACCATTCGCATTAGCATATTTACCCATAGCAATATTTCCATTACCAATGGCTTGTGTTTTATAACCAAATGCAAAAGCATTATCGCCTTGAGCTGTGGACCCATTACCGCCTACGAATGCAGATTCACCATTAGATGTATTGTTTGTACCAATAGCTGTTCCGAAGTCTTTATTAACTGTATTATTTTGACCAGTTGCAAAAGAACTTACACCGGCTACTGTATTAAAATTACCTAAGGCTGTGGCATTACCACCATAGGCAACATTGTTGTCTCCTGCAGTGAAGCTATGCAATCCGATAGCTTTATTTTTGTTACCAAATGCCACAGAACCGTTGCCAATGGCTTTAGATTGGTTGCCAGCAGCAAAGCTCCAGCCACCTTTAGCTTCGGTTAAATAACCTGTAGCTGTTGCGAAATCGGCAGTTGCCTTAGTTTGGTTACCTAATGCAACAGAATTCAACCCTGTAGATTTATTTTCATACCCGAATGCAATGGAGCCTTCACCACTTGCAATGGATTTTTGACCACCTGTAAATGCTTCATTTGCGGTAGCTTTGTTATTCATACCAACTACTAATGTATTATTAGCACTAGCAGTATTCAAATAACCGCCTACAATATTGCTATATCCAGTAGTTGCATTTTTATAACCACTTGTAGCATTATAAGAGCCATCGACAGTGTTAGTATTACCACTAACATCGTTTGCTAGACCAGCTACATTATTATTTTGACCAGTAACAACAGAGTTATCAGCTTCTACTGTATTTTTAATACCATTAACTACAGAGTTATTCCCTGTAATCTTGTTAGCATAACCGCCAGCTAATACACTGGAGGCTGCTACTGTGTTATTGTCACCAATAACCAATGCAGAGCCATTGCCTGCAGTGTTTTTATTGACTTCATTTAAAGTTCCAGCTACAATGCTATTTTGTGAGTTTACAGTATTGCTATAACCGCCAGCGAATGCGCTGGAACCAGCAACTACATTATTTTTACTAAAAGCTGCCGCATCGGCACCTGTTACTACGTTAGATGCATATACGCCCATAGAAACTGTGGAAAGTACTGCTGCTGTTAAGATTAAAGTTTTGTTAGTTTTCATTTTAATTCTCCTTAAAATTAAATAATACTATTTTTGTAAATTAGAAACTTGCTCATTTAACTCTTTTACTTGTTTTTCTAAAAGATTAACTCTATCAGATAAGTCCTTATTTGAATCTTGTAAATATCTGATTGTTTGATCTTTTTGATCTCGAGTCATTGAGCTGAACCAAATTCTATCAGTGGATGCTTGAGCCACTAATATTGAAAAAGTGAAAATTAGTAATAGAAATAAAGTCCTCCTATTCATAATAAATCCTCCTATATATAAACTGTATATCACGATTATAATATATAGGCAAGATTATCTTTAAAACGGAAGCTCTTCGTTCTTAGGTTTTGGATTATTTTTATATTCAGAGATACGATTAGCAATAGCATTAGCTCTATTACTAATAGGAAATGCATTAAAATGGTAATCGCGTTTTGTTAGCTTGCAATCCGCGATAAATTTAAATATAATATCCGTTTTAAGGATATATACATGCGTATTTTTTACTTCCTCTTCGGTTAGACCATATTCATCACATAACCACTGAATGATTCGATCATCAGATGCTTCATCTAAACGACCAAAATACTTTTCGATTTTAGCTTTTGTATCTAACATTTTTGCACTTTGTTGTTCTTTTTCCATATATTACTCCTTATAACACTTTGTTAAATTTAGACTCCATTTTTAATTTATTATCTTTCTTTCGATAAAAATTCTGATATGTGTATTCTAGCATATCACCATTTTCATCTTTCCAAGTCCATGTCTTACCATCCTGGCTTTGTGACCATTCATTTGATTTAATTTTTGGAAAGAATACATTTCCATCTTTTAAAATCTTATGAATTACTGTAGCATGAATGCAATCACATACATCCATGAATTCTGCATAGATTTGGCCTCCACCGATCACATATACGTTTGGCAGATTCAGCCTTTTAACTTCATCTAAGACTTCTTGCTTAGAATGAAATATTTTAACATTTGGCCCTGGATATTTAGGAACGTAGTCTTTATCCCTAGTAATAACCCAATGGGTTCTATGGGGTAATAATCCAGGAAGACTTTCAAAAGTCTTCCTGCCCATAATAATATTACAACCTAAAGTGCGTTGTTTAAAACGCTTTAGGTCTTCCGGAATCTTCACTAACAATTCATCATTTTTACCAATATGACGTCGTGCGTCATAGCAAACAATCATTGAAATCATAATAATCTCCTAGAAATATAAATTAAAATAAAATATTAGACTGCTACTTCCATTGGTCGTTTAGGACCTGGCTCGTAATCTTCTAAAACAATATCGTCAATTGTGAAATCATAGAAGTCTTTGATTTCAGGATTTAATCTTAATTTAGGATATTGTCTTTCTTCTTTCTTAACTACATCATATGCATAAATTGTCTTAAGTTGATTCTTTAAAACGTCTTTATGATTTACATAAATATGAGCATCGTTGATGAAATGAACTAATTTACCAGGGACCAACCCAACGCATTGTGCGATCATACATACTAACACTGAATATTGCAATGTGTTAAATGGGACACCTAATCCAACATCACCAGAACGCTGAATTAGAGTACAATTTAATTTACCGCGATGTACATTCCAGATAGTTTCAAATGCACATGGTTGAAGTGCCATATCATCTAGATCTGCATTATTCCAGAGAGTTACTACCATTCTACGATTATGAGGATCTTCTTTTAAAGTTTTGATGAGTTTATTTACTTGATCAAATTTCTTTAGCTGATACCCGTATGCTTTACCGATAGTGCCATCTTCCCGCATCCATTCATCCCATACATGAACACCCATTTTTTGGAGTTCACGTACATCATTAGATTGCTTTTGCCAAATCCATAAAATTTCCTTTACCGCTGTTTTAAACGGTACAAATTTTGATCCAAGGATTGGCATATCCAAGTTTTCTAAATTAATATTAAACGCCACTTGAGGTGTCGATATAGCATCAATACCTGTCCGGTTTGGGGTTGTTTCGCCAGCCGCAAGGATATATTCTAATAATTTACCATATTTTAAATCATAGTCAGTTAACTTCATTCTGCTTCTCCGATCTTCTTAATAATTAACCAAATTACATAAAATGCAACAATTCCGCAATCTACCAAAACGCAGAAAAGTTGCATTACTTGTGTTAATCTAGTACCAGATATACCATCTAATAAATAAATTGGAACCATGATAATCCATGGGATTACCATATATATTAATAACTTTATTAATTTATCAACCATTTTAATATCCCTCTTTATCCTTTATGATATTTATAAATCATGTAGCCTATAGTTATCATAAATACTAATAGACCACCATTGATCACATAAAGAAATACCATAGCTTCTTCGAATTTTGTAAATAGTTCCATACCAAATATGAAACGAATCAAAAATCCAAATGTTGCTGTTATTACTACGATACTAGCAAATAATAAAATTAAGCTAGATATCACTTCAATTTTCGGTTTAATTCCACTCACCTCCAATGATTCTTGATAATTTACTCTTAACAAATTTAATACCTTTTTCATCAAGATCTATTGCTGGATATGTACCACCATACACTTCATTCTCTAATAGTAGTTCTATCAAAGCATTCGCGTGATCTCTACAACTATAGCAAAATTGTTCTTTAAGATCTGGTTGTTCACAGCACGTACAGAATTCATATAATCCTTTGCTAATAATATATGATAATATTCTTATCTTATCTATTTTTAGAAACGGGAATTCCATCCATACTTCATTCTTTCTGAAGTTTTTATTGAATGATTCTACCATATCTTTATAGAATGGTAAATGATAAACTCTAGAATCTCTATCTAGAGTGCCATCTAATACTATATTTAAATGAGCTCCACCAATAAATGGAACTACGGAATTTATAGTATTTACCATCAGCAAATCATAAGAATTCTCTGCATATTCGGCATATTCATCTAATTCAGGGATATCTCGAACTACTTTGAGAAATTTTACATCTGAATTATTATCTTCATTAATATGAGATATAAATCTTTCAGTATATTCCTTTTCTAGTTCTAATTTCCCTTCATTGATTAAATTACTTTCAATATGTAATGCATATACATTCTTTATATTTTCTAATTTTGCTTTAGTTTTAATAGCTATATCTAATAGTGCTGTAGAATCAAAGCCACCGGAATATAATACAATAAGATTAACTGTTGTATCATCCGGTATGCCTTTCAATATTCCTTCTATTGCATTCACTCTATTTTCTAGCATTGTTTCTCCTTTTAGAATTACTATCAATTCCAAGTAAGAAATCGATTAGCAAAGAACACCCCATGAGCATCAATCCTACAATGTATAGAATCAATTCATGAGTTGTTGCATAAGTTGCAATAAAATCTTTTGATGCTAGCATAAATACTAGCAATCCTAATAGTACACCTAGATTCATTATCGCTTAGCTCCTCTAAAAACATTAACAATTTCTTTAAAATCTAATCCATAGACATAAAGTAAAACTGCTACTGAAGCTAACACTAGCACGATGCTAGGAATAGCTAAAATAATATTCTCAGCAGTAATAGCTAAGAATAACTCAAAACCAATTACAAATCCTACAATAAAAAATACTTTACTCATAATGAGCACCTCCTAAAATAAAATTAAAATATAAACTAGAAATATTAAGAATCA